TGGATATTCTTTTGAGTCTATAACCTCATCTAAGGGGTATAATAAAAGACACTTCATTCAGTCATTTTACTCTATTGATAACAAACTCTTTACACTTTTAGAGGATTAAAAAAACAAACAAATGAATAAATTGGAAGCAATAGGAAACCATTTTTGTGTGACAACCTATGATGGTGAAATAATATCACAAAAATATAGACGTTACCAGGATGCCAAGAAAAGATTGAAAATTATAAATGCTAGTCAATCGCACCAAAACGATGCGTTCATTGTAAACAAAAAGCGTTTAGAATGGGCAATTGATGATGTAGAATTGGCAAAGAAACATAAAAGCGTAATGATAACGGACACGAATTGTGGTGTTATTAGTTTAGACTATAACAAACGCACATTCTCTATAAAATATGCGGGTAAACTTCTGAGAACATCAATTGAACTGGTGATTGTGGACATTTTAAAAGATTGCTACAACTACGAATTAACCACAACGATTAAAAATAAATAAAAGTTTTTTTGATTTTATAGTTTGCAATGAAAGTTTTTTTTATATTTGCGGACATAATTATTTATTTACAACCAAAAAAAACCACATTAAAATGTTAAATTCAGAAACAAATAAAAATACACTTTCAGATTTTGGAAGATTAGAACTAGATTTTCAAATTCAATTACAAAGGAGTAACAGATGTTTGGATTTGTGCGATGTTGAAGGCGCAGAAAGATGGAACAATGAAGCAAAATTAACTTTGTCTAAAATGTCAAAACTGAACTAAAATGAAAATCACACAATCAGAATTTAGAACTGGGGTTGTTTCAAATTGTTGCGATGCCAAAATATATGATAACACAGATGAATGCTCCGATTGTTTAGAGCATTGTAGTTTCTTAATCGAAGAACCAACCGCGTTTCATAAATGGATAATTCAAACGGGGCAAAGTGATGCTGAACTAATGGTTAAAATACTAAGGGCAGAAATCATAGAAAAACAAAACCCATTGGCATTTCAATTAATGGAGTTTGTGGATATGGGAGAAAAAACATTTGATTCGCAAACACTAATCCGTGCCGTTGATATGCTCATAGAAACAAAATACACAACTAACTTATTTGATAATAAAGAAAACTAAAATGGAAACAAACTTAAATCCACGCGAAGAAATGTTGATGATTATGAAAACCATTTGGTCATCCAGGACATCCGAACAAATAAAGGGATGCGAAAACATGTTACAAACCTATATAAAGAAACACGGGGAAAACAACTTTGGAACGACATTCATAGAAATTGAATTGGCACGTCAAAGAAGATTGAACGGGTTATTTGCTAAGATGGGCGAAGTTCAAAATGCACTAACAAAAGAGAATACAGAAAAGAAAAAATCTTTAAAAAACTAAATGACCATTTAAAAACTATTTTTGTGTTTAATATTCCTTACCCCAATTTGTTTGTTTGTTTTATTGGGTAATGGTTTTTTTTGGTTGAATGGGTGGCGTGGTTGCTACCCATTCTTAGTTTTAAATAAATCCTAAACCAATGTCAGAATTTGATAAATATAAACCCGCAGATGATTTATATAAATACCAATCACTTGGTGCATATTTAGAAGAAGGCGAAAGAAGCGATTTAAGCAACGAAAAATTCAATAAGGTTATAACCGTAAAGGTGACAGAAGAAACGCACGAGATGTGGCTTAAACTATGCAAGAACTGGGGGGATGTCTTAGGATATGATAACAAATCTAAAATATTTGAATTTGCAATAGTTGAATCATTGAATGTTCCAATCGCATCACTAGGGGGTTTTAATCATCAATCCTATGATTTTGAAAATGAAACAAAACTTTAATTTGTAAAATATAGTTGAAGTAATTTCGTACTTTTGAAATAATCAAATTGAACAAAATGGCACAACCTATAAAAAAGGAGCAAAAAAGAACCGAAATCACAAAGGATGTATTACTGCAAAATTTAGAACAGAATATGGGCAACGTTACTTTAGCGTGTCACTTTGGTAAATGTTCACGTTCTACATTTTACAGATATTATAAAAGTGATGATGCGTTTAAATTAGCGGTTGACGATATTGGTGAAATTGCATTGGACATTGCGGAAAGTGAAATGTGGAAATTGATAAAAGATGGCAACGTTCCAACGATTCTGTTTTATTTAAAGTGCAAGGGGAAAAATCGCGGTTATGTTGAACGTCAAGAAATCACGGGTCAAGATGGACAACCAATAAATTGGAACGAAACAAAAACCTATGCGTTGAATGAATCTGTCATTAAAGCAAACGATAGCAATTGATTATTTAGAGGATAACAAAACTAATGTTATTCTTTACGGTGGTGGTGCTGGTGGTGGTAAATCTATGCTTGGCGTTTATTGGGTTTTAAAGCAATGTTTAAAATATCCGAACACTAGGTATGTCATAGGGCGTTCTAGGCTCAAAAACCTAAAGGAAACAACGTTGCGTTCATTGTTCGAAGTTTGTTCAATGCAAGGGCTAAAGGCTAATGTGGATTTTACATATAATGAAACCAAATCATTAATAACAATTCATCAAACGCAAAGTGAGATATTATTGAAAGATTTGTTCCATTATCCAAGTGACCCGAATTTTGATTCTTTGGGTTCTATGGAAATAACTGGTGCGTTCATAGACGAAGCAACAGAAATCACCCCAATGGCTTACAACGTCATCCAATCAAGAATGCGTTACAACCTTGACAACAACAATTTAATTCCTAAACTTCTTATGACTTGCAATCCATCAAAAGGGTGGATTTATTCTGAGTTTTACAAGCCATTTAAAAACAATGAACTTTCTGACAACAAAAAATTTGTTCAGTCATTAGTCACAGACAACCCAAACATTTCTAAACACTACATTGAGCAACTGCGAAAATTGGACATACTAAACCAAAAGCGTTTGTTATTTGGTGATTGGGAGTACTCCGATGATGATTCACAACTTTATGGAATTGATGCGTTGAACGATATGTTTACGAATGAATTTGTTTCGGGTGTTGGCTCACGTTATATTTCAGTAGATGTTGCAAGATATGGGCGTGACTTATCTGTAATCTGTTTATGGCACAATTGGCGCATTGAAAAAATCAAAACCCTGGATAAAAATTCAATTTCTGAACTTGCCGAAATCGTGGATAAAATGGCGAAGGAAAACAACGTTCAGCGTTCAAACATTGTTGCCGATTCAGATGGTGTTGGGGGTGGGTTCGTGGATATTCTAAGGGGTTCAAAATCATTCGTGAATAATTCAAAGGCGGTCAACAACGAAAACTTTAGAAATCTAAAAACACAATGTTATTATAAGTTTGCGGAGAAAGTGATGAACGGTCAAATCTTTATAAACACAAAAGATAAATCATTGCAGCAAAAAATAATTATGGAGTTTGAAATGGTAAAGCAACACGACATTGACAAAGACAACAAATTAAACATAACGCCAAAGGATAAAATCAAATCTTTGCTAGGGCGTTCACCCGATTTGTCAGATGCAATTATTATGCGTTACTATTTTGAACTTAACAAAACAAAAGTGTTGTATTTCGGTTAACTTTATATTGCGACAAAATCATAAAACAATTTTTTAGTTTTGCAAAAAATGGAAATAAAATCTATTAATGACCAATTACAAGTTTAGAAAATTTAATGGAAAAAACAGAATTTAAAAACAAACAAGAATGTTAAATTTAAAAGTGGGGGAAATCTCTTGCAAAATCCCAAACCAATGGGATGAAATGATTTTAAAAGATTATTCAAAAATCTATGCAATCATAAAACAAAATCAATTCGTTGAACCATCTGAGGATGATATGCCAAGTTCAGAAAGCGAAGTGAAGGCGTTGGATGCAGAAAGGAATTTGCACAATGTGAAATTGAATAGAAGTATATTCTGTGAATTGACGGGAATAGACAAAGAAACAATTAACCGTGTTGATGCAAATGAAATGGCAAACACATTGGTTTTAATGACTAACTTTTTGAATGGCGAAATTGAGAAAAAAGAAATTGAAGAATCGGTAAAATATTCTTTTGATTTTAAAAATAAGAAATACTTTTTTCCAATTGCCGAAATGAAGAAATCAACTTTTGGTGATTACATTGAAGCCGCACAATTGGATATGTTAGCGGAGAATAACGAAGCGGGAAAATTTGGTGTGATTGCTGAACAAATGGCAATTCTTTGCCGTGAAGAAGGCGAAGAATATAACGAAGAAAAAGTTATTGTAAAAACAAAGTTATTTCAGAATTTGAAAATGGATGTTGTTTGGGATTTCATTTTTTTTTTGAACACGCAAATCAAAATTTGCAATCAACATTCCCAAATGTTTTTAAAAACGGCAACAGAAATGAAAACAGACACGCAACAAGTAACTGGATAATTATGAAACCCTACGGATGGTTAAACACTTTATACGATGTAGCAAAAACGGGTTTGTTTACATTTGCACCATTCAACGCAATTGATTCAGTTAGACACGAGAATTTATTTAAAATTTTCACTTTCTTATCCTGGAAATCTGCAAACAACGAATACGAAAATGAAGTGAAAAAGGGAATGGAAAAGGAAGCACAAAGCAAGGCAAACGCTAGAAAAAACAAAAGATAATGAGCGCAATTAAAAAGACGAATCAAATTGTGGATGAAATGAAAACAAAATGGGCGGCACAAGTTGGTGGCGGTGGTTTTTATTTTGGATATCCACAAGAGGTTGACAACATACATTCCAAAACATTGCCGTTAATGGTGGTTAACCCGCCCGAAATGTCCACTCCATCAACCGCTTGGATGTCTAACACCATATCAAACGATTCGACGTGGACTTGCGTTGTTTATGACGTTCTGCCATCTCAATACAACGTTACGGATGATTTGGCAATACTAGATTTTTGGGATTCAATCGAAGATAAAACATTCAGTTGGTTTTACGATTGGTGGTACGCGTTCGAATCAATTGGTGTTGATTTTGTTTCCACATCACCCATTCAAATCACGAGAATAAAAGAGGCATCTAATGACAGATTATTAGCGTTGAAAGTAACGTTTGGTTTCAACTTCTTCAGATACTGCAAACAAATTACATAATGGATTTAGCACCTATCAATAGCGTTGCAACTAAAATTCAAGTGATATTGGGTTTAGAGTTGATTAATTTAAAACGTAACGCATCGGGCGCATTGATTAATTCATTGCAACACGAAGTTTCGCCATTGGGCGAATTTGGTTTTGATTTAAAGATTAGAGCAAACGATTATTGGCGTGTTGTGGAATATGGTGTTGATGCTGCAAAAATTCCATTTAGTCCAAACCAAAGAACTGGGGCGGCAAATTCTAAATATATTGATGGCTTAATTCAATGGATAAAAGTGAAAGGAATTGCAAGTGATAAAGATGTTATTCGTGGAATTGCTTTTGCAATAGCAACTAAACAAGCGGCACAATCAAAAGGCGGTTTTGGTTTAGGCAATCCAATGAACAAACAGAAATTGGGATTTGTAAGGAAATCAGAAGAAAAGATTAACACGGAATTGCAAAGCATTAGTAAAATCTACGAATCCGAAGTTTTAAAAATAATATCTAGTGAGTTACCCAACAACATTGAAATCATTATCTAATGGCAATAAGCATAACAACACACCCGACATCCAACACATTATGTTCAACACTAATTCCGTTGAAATTAAGCGTGACAGAAGCAACCGCAGACACAACCAACATTGTTGCAACTTGTTATTATACCAATCAAACAACAAGCGTTGAAACGCAGATTTCGGGTAAGTTTAGAATGTCGCCCAGTTTAACAAATGCCGACAATTTCAATTTTGATTCTTCTGAAATATTCAATGGGTTAACCAAATATACTTTGGCAGATTATCCAAACAATATTGATTTAGGTTCAAACGTAGGAACAACAAATTCATTACAAACTTGGGCAGATGTGGCAACGTTTAAAGTTCGTGTGAAATTTCAAAGGGAATATTTAGATGCAACAACGGGTTTGATTGTCCTGAATCCAACTTTTACAGATTCAAATTATTTTTATATACACGAAGGTTCGCCCGAAAAGAATTGGCTTTTAAACGTGGTTGAATCTAATGGGCAAAGTGATTCTGTTTTTGATTATTTTAATTTTCAAAGCCAAATCAAAAAAAACAGATTCTTTACCAATTACCCAATCACCAAACTAAGTGATGGCACAATTAAATCGAACGTTAACATTCACGAAAATGAATCTTATATGTTGGCATTTGTTGCACCGCCCACAAGTTTTTGCGGTTACAAATTTACAATAGAAACATATTCGGGCAATTTCACAACACTATTAAACACCCACGATTTAGCCGTTACTGAAAGCGACAATTTGCAAACGGTTTTGGTTGGATTTAGAGATTTATATAATGGGTTCGCACCAAATGCCGCAGAAGGTAACACATCGGGTTCTGAGTTTATAAATGTAAATTCTTACAAAGTAATTCCAATGACTGGAAACACACTTGCATCACCTTGCACATATGTGATTGGTGGAACAGAATTTCACTTCAAAGTAAATAGGGGTTGTTTATTGAATAGCGGTTATTTAAGATTCTGTTTTAAAAATATGCTTGGCGGTTATGATATGGTTTCAAGCAATGGCGAATACATCGTAAAAGAAAACAACACGTTCCAATCGTTTGAACAAACTTTGGGTTTTGATAATTGGCATTCTCCTATGAACTTCGGAAATTCTAATTGGGCAAATTCAAACGTTGAAAAATACACGGTCACAACGGAATCATTAAGCCCAAAAAACGCAACGCATTTTGCAGAAATGTTTTCATCGACACAAGTATATTTAAGGGTTGACAATAATTCCAATAATAAAGTATTTTCAAGTTCATTGAACAATGCGGCTGCGGCACAACCATATGTTTTTTATCCTATTGTTTTAGAAGGTGGGGTAAATAGTATTTCAAAAACTTCAGATAATTATTCTAAATTGAATTTTAGCTTTAATATGGCGGTAAACCAAAGCAACCCTAGATATTAATAATTAAATAAATGGCACAACAAAACCCAAACATTCAGTTTTTAATAGTCAAAGGTTCACAATTATCTTATTCTTTAGATGTAGAAAAAATTACTGATTTTCCGTTAGCCTTAACATATTCAATTAAGGATGTGCAAGACCCGAATAGTTCAAAGGGTTCATTTAGTAAAACATTTTCAATTCCCGCAACGAAGAACAACAACACAATTTTAAGTGATTTGTTTTCTGATTCGTTGTATGATTCCTACCAATATATTGAGGATTGGGATGCGCAAATTTTTGTTGATGGCTTATTAATTCTGCAAGGTAAATTTCAAATTAAAGGTTCTTCATATCAAGGAATTGCCCAGTCATATGATTGTAATGTTTACGGTGAAAATTTCAAATGGGTAAATGCTTTATCTGAATTGAATTTGTGCGACATAGATTTTGATGCGGGTAACTTTTTCCCCGATGCGCCAACAAACGCAACGATTGGAAAAACTGCGATTGAAAACACTTGGCAATTTGGTTTGGCGGGTGAAACAATTGGAGGTGTGCAAACACATATGGTTTATCCATTAGTTAATGCGGGAAAGTGGAATTATATGGATGATGGCAATGCGTTTGTTAGTCCATCGGATATGTCACCCGCATTTTATTTTTACAATATGCTAAAGGTGATTTTTGCAAAACAAGGATATACAATTGAATCATCATTTTTTGAAACTGATTGGTTCAAACGTTTGGTTTCATATATGCCAAAGGAAGATTTTGTAAATTCTAGTTCAGTCATTCAACAATATTCTTTTGAATATGAAAATCTAACACCAACAGATTTTAAAACGCCCTTAAATTATACAAATACAAGCGGCACACCGAATGATTGCGGTGGTGTTGTTGGGAATACTTGGCACGGTCAAATGACAGATTTAGCTTTAGTTTGCCCTAGTTGTGACCCTAGCTCATTAATAACTACACAATTATTTTCATTTCAATTTGATATTCAAACGCCAACAAATTTCACTTCTTTATATAGTCTTAACAAGGCAACCATTGCGGGTTGGTGGTGGGGGAGTTATGGAACAAATAACAATTCTGGAAACAGAACAACGTGGTTAATTGATAGTCCGTGTAATCCAGGTGACGAATATGTTGGGCTAGATTTTACTTGTGTTGCGTGTGATATTTTTAACGGCACAAACACACAACAACTTTATCCTAGCACATCAACATTTGAAACTTCATATCTTGGAACATATGAGTTCAACGCATCAATGCAATTGGAAATGGATAATTCATATGAATTAACAAATCCCGTTTACGCTTATGATGGTTCGACAAATAATGTAACACGGGGAACGGGAAACGGTGGTGTTGGGGTTCAATGTTCATATGGCGGCAGCAATGCGGATGGTTCTTATGAAATTGACAACAAGGGAACAACATATGTTTTTAACGTTTATTTAGTACACTATAAAGCAACAACGGGAAGGCATCACATCGTGGCAACAAATAGCGAAAGGAAATTGAACAATTCCAATCCCGATTTCAACCATTTCTTTTGTGATGCTTACCCGTTAGGTGCAACAAATTTAGTTTCAACATTGGGTTTTTCGGGGGTTCAAATTGATATTCTAAACGCTAACGATAAAGTTTATATGTATAGCGAAGTAACTTGTGAAATTCGTTTGAGGGAAGAAACTAATTTCTATATGGAAAACAATGTGATTGGTTTAACACAAATGAAATACCGATGTAATCAACAAAAATTTAGTGGTAATCTAACGCCAAGTTTAATTGAAGGCGGTTCGATTGATTTGGCTAGTTTGTTGCCGTGTGACACATCACAATTGGATTGGGTGAATGGTTTAACGGGAATGTTCAATTTAATGTGGGCATCTGACGAAGTTAGCAAAACAATAAGGGTTGAACCGCGTGATATGTTTTTTGATACGGTATCAAATGCAATTGATTGGACAAAAAAACTAGACCATTCACAAGCGCAAACAAACGAATACATTTATGATGCGTTAAAACGTAATTTATGTTTCACCTATGAAAATGATTCGAATGATGTATTTGTTGAAGAACGAAATAGAAGAAGGGGGCAAAATTGTGAGTTGGGTTCTCATAGTTTAAATCTAGGGGAATTATTTACCAATGAAGAACAAAGAATTGGAAGTGATTTTTATTCGCCATCATATATGTTTTATGATAACACAATTGCCGATAATTCAAGCGCATATAAACAACCATTTGTGCCAGTCATTCATTCGGAATATTCCACAATTTGGAACGCATCTAGCAATGCGGCATTGCCCGAAAAAACAACAGATTACAACCCTAGAATTTTAACGTGGTTTGGATTACAACCGTTGAACCAAGCCGATGGAATTGATGCGGCTAACACGTGGCGTTGGGGTTATAATAACAATACCGATGCAGTTGAAAGTTTAACAACGTATCCGTTTGCGGGTGTTTATTGTGACCAGGATGGTACATTGGGCGGTTCATTAGTTATTAATTCGATAACATATAATAACCCATCATTGTACTTTGAAAATTCAGATATAAATTCCGTATCAACCGCACCGCCATATGCACAAACAAGTGGGTTGTACAAAATGTTTTGGGAATTTAATATTCTAACATTAATTAAAAGACCGATTATTAAAAAGGCATTTTTTAAGCTAACGCCAAAAGACATTGCAAATTTAGATTTTAAGAAATTAATTCATTTGAAATCTTCGCAATCGGATACATATTGGATTCTAAATAAAATCACCGATTACAAAGCGGGGGCGAATCAATTAACTAGCGTTGAACTTTTTGAATATCATAACACTAGACCGTTAGAAAGTGATTTTCCATATTTATCTGAAGGCAATGGAAAAAATGACACACCGCAATGGTCAGATTTTGATTTTGAGTTAGTGAATAGCGGAGTTATTAAGTTACCGCCAAATTTGATGCAAAACAATTTGGGCATTTACGACACAACAAAAATTCCAATACTTTCAAAAGGCACACAATCATCCTCATTGCCAAATAAACAAAACACGGCAACACTACCAACTGGACAAAAAACCGCCACGAGTTATTTTGATGCGGGAACACGCGCACCAATTGGTGGGAATTTAGGAAATTCGGGAAATATCGGAAACAATAACAACATCAATGTTGGTTCAATTTCAATTGGAAATAATATCATAAACAGAAATTCAAACCAAATTGTCATTGGTGATGGGAATAATACAAAATCATTGTCCGCAATAGAAATGACAACAAACGGAAGAACCGCATTTGCTATTAAATCGGATGGTATATTTCGTGAAGGTGGTGGCGGTGTGATTTATTATGAAGATGCAACAACGGGAGAAATACGGGAGGTTATAACGGGCGTTCCCCAAAGCGCACAAAATTTATATGGTCAACAAATAAAGTTGTTTTACACTAGGGTAACACATAATGACGAAGGCATAATTTAAAGAAAAATGGCAACAATAGACACAATTTTAAACATTCGGGTTGAGGGTACGGATTCGATGGTGAAATTAAAAACGGCAATTGATTCAACCTCAAAAGAATTAAAAGAACTAAAAAAAGGGGCGAAGGCTGCGGGTGCTGACCAAGAAAAGTTTAACGCCAAAATCATAACTGCGGAAACGAAGTTAAAAGGGTTGCGTGGTGAATTAAACAAAAGCAAAACCGATTTAATTAAAAATGCAAAGGCTGCGGGTGACACATCTAAATCATATGATTCGCTAACAAAACAGAATGCTGCATTGTCTGCATCTCTCAGAAAATTATCTGACCCATTAGGTAAAAACAGAAAGGAGTTTGACAACCTAAGTAATAAAATCAAAACGAACACCGACACATTAAAAAAGATGGATGCGCAAATGGGCAGAAATCAACGGAATGTGGGAAACTATAAACAAGCAATTGCGGGTGTTGCTACAACGGTGGGGGCTGCAATTATTGCATTCAAAGCATTTCAAAGGGTGTTAGGCACGTTTGTGGAGTTTGAATTTCAAATGAAACAAGTGGGTGTGATTAGTGGCGCAACTTCAGATGAACTTTTGATTTTAAGTGATAGCGCAAAAGAACTTGGTGCAACAACTGCATTTACTGCGGGTGAAGTGGCTGGGTTACAAAAATCCCTTGCAAAATTAGGATTTGACCCAACCGAAATTGAGGCAATGACTGCGGCAACGTTGGATTTAGCCTTTGCATTTGGGGATGATTTAGATGAAACGGCAACACAAGTTGGTGTGGTTTTAAAATCCTTTAAATTAGAAGCATCGGAAACGGGTAGGGTAACGGATGTTTTAGCAAAAGCGTTTTCTAGTTCTGCCCTGGATTTACAAAAGTTTTCGGTTTCATTTCCAAAGGTTGGAGCAATAGCAAAACAAGTTGGTTTTAGTTTAGAGGGAACAACGGCATTATTAGGTGCATTAACAGATGCGGGGTTGGAGGCATCAGTTGCGGGAACATCACTTAAAAATATATTTTTAAAACTTGCAGATTCCAATTCTGCACTATCTCAAGAATTAGGTGAAGGTGTTAATTCTGTCGACACATTATTACCCGCATTAAAAGATTTATTTGATAGTGGTGTTGATGTTGAAGAAATGTTAGCCCTAACCGACCAAAGGTCGGTGACGGCTTTCGCCACTATTGCATCGGGAGTTGACGATGTTTCTAATCTAAACACAGAATTGGTAAACGCTGAAGGAACGGCAAAAGAATTTGCGGATGTAATGCGAGATTCATTAAAAGGTTCTTTAGATGAGGCATCATCTGCGGCTGATGGATTCATAATTAATTTACTTGAAAAACTAACACCCGCAATTA